AGAGAAACCCATTATTGAGGGGCAAACTGATTCATAGGAACAGAGCCATGTGTTCTATAGAAAGCTCTTGCAGAATCTGTTGTTTGTTGAGCTAAATCACCTGCAATAGCAATCTTATCTATTGAATCACCTGCTGCATGCCCTGCTGATGAGAATATTTTGCCAATAAGGTTTCTTGCCAATGTTCCAGCATTACTAAGATAATTGCTTATTGCTGCTGGAGCCATATCCATGCCTGATGCCGTGTTCCTCATTGAGAAAGCTTTTAATGTTTCTCTTTGCATCCAGTCTGGCATCTGCCGTATTGTATTAACATAGTCGGATGCTTTAACCATTTCTTCTGGCGACAATCCAGCCTCACGCTGATACCAGTTTTTAATATAGTCTGCACCATCTTTAGTGTTTATGTTAAGCGTATCGCCAGTTCCGCTTAGGAAAGTTCCCTTAGCCAGTGGCATCCTTGTTGTCTCGCCATTCTTGACGTATGTGATATTTGATTGTTTCCATGCAAGGTCGGCTTGTTGCTGTGGCGTCATCTTCCCATCAACATCTGCTGCTCTTATGGCGTACAAATTTCTGTCAAATGCTTTCTTCATGTCAGGTCCAACCTTTAGCTTTGGGTTGTCTGCAACTGATTTTGCATATTCTTCCCATGCCGCATTATCAAGTCCTTTAATCTTTTTGAATAGCGCAGAGTTACTGTTCATTGCATGAATCATCGAAGCCCCTGCAATTTTTACTGAATCGTAATTGTCGGCTGAAATGCTATATGTTTTTGACGCAACGCCACGTTTAATCATGTCAATCGTCTGGGCTTTGCCAATAAGCTCTGGGGAAGGATTTTGAATTTGTTGAAGCGTTCCATTTTCGTTAACAGTAAATATACCGTTTGGAGTTTTAATTGGCGTTTGATTTTCAATAACCATATTAAACATGCTGTTATATGCGGCAATATCATTTGATACACGCTTAATATTACGCTCGCCAACTTTTCCCAAGTTCAACAATTTGCCAAATTGAGTGGTTACAACGGCATCATGTAATTTGTATTGGTCTTGCAACAACTCTTTTTTATCTGCTAGGTGAGATTGCCTTTGAAGCCTTGCTGCTTGCTTCATTTCATCAATTCTATTTGCTTCTGCACCTTTTGACATGTTCCATGCAGATAGAAATTGCTTAGCTGAGGCTGTATCGATTGTAAGCTCGCCGTTTGAATTAACAAATCCATGTGCAATAGCTTCCTTTGGGTGTGCTGCAACCCAATTACGCATATGCTGCATGACTGCTGCTTTCTGCTGTGTTTGTTCAAGCATAGCGGCATTGTGTTCATTCTGTTGAGCTTGATATTGCTGCATCTGAAAGTCATGAGATGCGTTCTCTGCGTTTCTTTGCTGCTGCCCTACCACCAGCTCATTTACAGCGTCAAAAGGGCTTCCTGTGCCTCTAGCGAGCATATTGGCTGTGTTGCCTGACATTGCTCCACCTGTAGGGACTTGAGGCATTTGTTGCGGCGCAGCCACCTGTTGGGCAAGCCTATTTGCATTGGCTTCAACTGGAGCTGTATATGGGTTTGTATGAGCTTGAGCATTGTTTAGTGCCACTTGTTGCGCCTGCTGTGCGGCAACATCCTGTGGTGATACGCCTTGTTGATTAGGCATTAGAATTTCTCCAATTTAACCATGCTGGAATTGGGCTTTGTGATGTGAATTGGTTGTTCCCATATTTATTTGGCTGAACGTTCGGATTTACATCCTGTTGATTTCCACCATATAGATTTGCACCACCTTTCATCAAGGAAAGCATGGCTGCCAATCGGTTGTTTTTATTTTGATAATCATTTGCATAAGCTGCATTCTGTGAGTTGTTTGCAGCCATCTGGTTTAATGCTGACTGCTGCCCAAGATTCTGTGCAAGCTGACTACGCAATAATACATTCTCAAAGGCTGACGTGCTTCCTAAGCCGCCTTGTGCTGACTGTGTGGCATTCATTTGTGCCATACGCATTGCATTAGCCTGCCGCATTGCAGGGAGTGTTGCAGCATCAAGCTGTGCCTTTGATGTTGTTTTGTATTTACGCTTTGGAGAGGCTAAAGCTCCAATGCCTGCTCCAACCAATCCGCCTAAGAATTGATTCCCAGTTTGGTTTCCTGTTGGATTTTGAAGATTTGCCCACAAATTATTTGCTGCCATTTCATACTCCTTGTGGATTTACGCCATTGATTTGCTGTTGCGAAAGCCCGTTTTGTGGCTGTCCTGTGTAAAGCTGTCTTGCTTGCATTTGATTCTGTGCGCCGCCTGTTAATGCAGAGGATGAGCTTGGAGCTAGACCTGCAATTGGAGCTACGCCTCCGCTATATTGCCCTTGCTGCTGTTGCTGTTGACTTCCGCCAAGCAAGCTTGCTCCAGTGCCAATCATTCCTAAGCCTTGCATCGCATTACCTATTGTTGCCATGCCGCCTCCGCTTGCATTTAATCCTACTTGCAGCGACTCTGATGGGGTTAAACCTGCTTTCATTGAATTATCAAACCCTTTCCCAAAGCTTGAATTTCCAACTGCATATCCAATCGCCGCTGGCATAACAATGTTGTTAACTGGCGTGAATGCACTGCTATTTGTGTCCGCAGCTAATCCATACAAGCCTCCTGCACCTGCTGCTGCAAGAGAGCCTCCGCCTGTTAGGTATGCAAGCCCAACATCTGCTGCAATCTTTGTTGCAGGTCTGCCGTATTGCTTCCAAGCTTTAGATTGTCGAGTCCCTTTATTTAGTAAGGCTGACTCTGGATTATGTAAAACTTTGCCAACTTGTTTAACTGGATTTGAGATGAATGTTTTTAGATTGAATCCCATTACTCTCTTATGCCTCCAACATTGAAATATGCCTCAACAAGCTTGAAACGGAAATCAACATTATCTGAATTTGATAAAATGACAGTCATAAGCTCACCTCTTGCTGCCAATGGAATCACAACCAATCCTTCAAGCATAGTGCCGCCTTGCTCAATAGGTGAATTTGGTGTTGTAGGGATTGGCGATGTTAAGGCTCTATTGGCAATTAAATCAGGGTAGCTTGTAACTGATAGTGTATGTGCGGCTGGAGCTAATGGGGCTGTTGATTCATATATTACAGCAAGCTTGTTCCATCTTATTTGCCTATCAACTCCAACCTTGAATGGAGCAACTTCCCATGACATTGCTACTGGCAAAGGTGTTATCCCAGCGTCTGCAAATACAGTGTTTGTTAATGTGTTTATCGCTGTTGTTAGGTGGTATGTCTCTTGTGTGCTTGCAGTGAATAAATGCCCTGCAAGCCCTTTCCACAAAAACCACCCATCAAAGGCTGGCTGCATAACCCAAACGTCGCCATCGCCAAATGAGAGCATGTATAAGCCATAGGTCGCATTATATGTACTGCTGACATTCTCAATCTGCGCAGGAGTCATTAAGTGAAGTTTTTGCTTAACAATGTTATTAACTGGCTGCGACAAATCATTTACTTGACTGTCACCTTGAATCAAAGAAACTGAAAGCTTTTTGAAGCCATTTGGCGATAGGAATATTACATCTTCGCCTACAGCTTGTATGCTATCAGGGGATACGCACCCCTCACCTGCTACACGCTTGTATAATGCGTGTCCAACTCCAGCCGCCGTAACAACTGTCGTATAAAATAGGATGTTGTTTTTGCAAAATACAACCAAGAATCCGCGATGGGTTGCTAATCCTGTGATAACATCGCCTGTGTCCAAGTCTGCGCCGATGTTCACGAATCCACCTTGCTCGCCTGTTGCACTAACAACTGCACTCCAATACTTAACACCACTTGAGTTCATAGCATCGGAATAAAGAAAGTTCATGGGATATGCAGGATTACCTGCGGCATAACATCTGCCTTGATGGATGTGAAAGATACTGCCAATAGTGGCATCGCCGTATATAGGCTTTCCCACTGCTGATGGCGTAGGCAGTGCCGTAGGAGCAACAAATGCTGCGCCATCGTAAACTTGAGCTGGATTCTGCCCATCACCCATAATCATCAATCCATTGAGCGTTGCTGCCCTAACCTTTTTTACAGCAATGCCACCAATAGGAACTCCAAATGCAGCTAATGTAGGTGTAGCCACCGTTGCTGCTGCTGTAAACTTTGAGATAGCGCCAGTTACGGAGTCTTGAATCAGGAATTCTTGGGTTGAAACTTTGTACTCAACCATTGATTTAATTGGATTTAATTGCGCTGCAACTGTTGAAGCTGCTTGGCAAAGCCTACGCTTCAATGATACACCATCGTCATACCAGCAGTTGATAATACTTGGAGCAAATTCCTCTGAAAACGCCCTGCGAGGCGATACAGTGTTCATGCCTTTTACAGGGACGTTTCTTCTGATTGGTTGCTGTTGCATTACTTATAGCTCTCTGGCTGAATGCGATATTGCTCACCTTGAACCATGTGTTGCCACATATCATTCTTAGCCTTCTCATATAAAGCCATATAACCACGCTCTAAGCCATCGTAAGCATCAAGATGAGCCAATGTACCTAAAACAATAATATCGTTGTTAGAAAGCTCTGTGATGCTCGTATCGATAGGCGTGAACAATGTTGGGCTTAGATATGTAGATACAGTGATGATTGAATTTGCTTGAGGGGTTGGATACACATCCACTGCAAGCTGATTATTCAGCCCTGCAATTCGAGCAAAATATTGTGGTCTGCCATAAATGCCTTGAATGAATGGTTGCGCACGCATTTCATCAAGGCGTGTTGGGCTAATTTCTTCCATCTTTCCAATGCCATCAATAATAACTGATACACCGCTGCCAACTGTGGCAAACGATAGTGTTGATGTGTAAATGGAATTTATGCCATCTGCTGTAGCTTGAAATTTTGATAAAAGCTCTGGAAATTCAACCTTACGAACAATGTCTTTTAGGACAATGTTCATGTAGTCGATGATACGCTCTGCAATACCTGCTGGACTACCTACAACTGTGGTTAGCTGTGAGTAGTCACCTGTGGTACGCAAAACCCTGTTTATAAGCGTGAGTGCATTATCTGATGGCATGATTACCTACGCATTTTTAGCTGTGGCAAATTCAGGATGTTCAATCATAAATGATTTGATGAAATTCTTATCTTGCCAACATTCTTCACCGAGCAATGCTGCCCAGTGCTGATATAGGCGAGTTGGAACACTCAAAACCATTCTGCGGCTTCTGTCCTGCGCCCATCCATCGCAATCTTCACGGATGAGACGATTCTGCTTTGCTATTGCTTCGTTATCCTCTTTCATGGTAAGGATTATATCACCATTGGGGGATTCAATAACTGACTTTTCAATTAACATAATAAAGAAGCAGGAAGCCCCCGAAGGAGCCCCCCACAAATTCCTTATGCTAAGCCAAGGATTAATGCCGAAGCATTTTCAGCGCGAGCTTCCAATGTAACTGCGCTTTCAATCATAAAGTCTCGAGAGGAGCCTACACGAGCAAGCTGTTCTGCACGTACTGGCCGCAGGTAAGCTGCTGCGAAATGCTGTTTCTCAACAACGGCAATAGAGCCTGTAGGCATCCAGCGATTTGTCTTAACTGAATGTGCACCAAAATCAGACTCATAAATGTCAACGGAGTTGCCAAGTTTCTTCTGGTCTGATGTAAGACGGCGAACCGTTGCTGCCAAGTTTGAAATAGCACGTTTTTGTGTTGGGTGGGCAAATACACAATCTGGGTTGCCACCTTGCAAATAACATGCTTCAAATGCGTCATTCAGTTTCACTGATGTAAGAACGTTTGCGCCTGCACCAGATTTGAAGATTTTATATGTTGCGCCGATTGGCAATACGTCCCATGCAGCTACAGTGGCAGTGTTTGTCGCAATCGCAGTGATTTGACGATACTGACCTTGACCAACTGAATTTGCGCCTGCTGCTGTTTGTGTGATTAAGATATAATCGCCTACAACTGCGCCATGACCTGCTGCCAATGTAATTGTGCCTGTTGTGGCTGGAGCTGCTGCATTAGTTGCAGTAGTGGCAACGCCTGTCACAACTGCTGTCGCTTGAGATGCGATTTGGTTGGTTTGTGTGAATCCGAACAGCCCAAGCATTGTAGGCGCACCTGCAACCGTTGTGCCTTCTGCACCTTGAATGAATGCACGTTCAGTATCCAATGCAATATTCTTAGTGGATTTTTCCAACTGATATCCAACTTTACGGATGTTTTGAATTGTATTGAAATTACGTACACGTGGTGTCAAAACACCTGTGGATGGATTTGCTGCTGCGCCTTCAACAACGGCATTTAATGCAGGTGTACCCAAAGCATCTGTTAACCATTCATGCTTAGTGCCAGTCGCTTTTTTTGTGGCGATGGATGACAAGAATGGAGTGTCATGTGGTGAAATCATTGTAACCAGTGGGATTAAATCCTCACGGTTGCCTGCTGCGGATGTGGTGGTTGTAACTAAAGCCATTTTATAGCTCCTCTATGAGAGTGATTCAGCAAGGTTGTCAAAGAACTCACGCTGTGTGCGGGGCTTTGCCTTTGCTGTTTTTTTCGTTCCTACTACTCGTTTGCGTGACTTTCCACGCAGTGCTGTTTTCTTCTTTTCAGCAAGAATGCCACTGACCAGCTTCATAGCGTGTTCAATAGATTCTTCCTTATCAGCCCCAAGCATGTGTGCTGACAATGACAAACCAATAATCAATTCAGCCTGTTCTTTGCTGTTTCCATCAATCATTGGATATTCGGGCAGATAGTCTGCTGCCTCTGTTGAAATATCATTGATAACACTCTGCATTTGTTCTTCCGCTTGACGTTGCGCCTTTTCTTGACGCACTGCCAACACCTCTGGAGAAACATCCTCTGGAGCTTTGAAGTCAATGGAATCTTCCATGCCAAACTCTTTAAGCTGTTTTTTAATATCAGAAAGCGTTTCCTTGTACTGCTCAATCTCTGATGTTAATTGCTGCTCTTTGGCTTGAAATTCTCCTGCTTGAGCCTGCAATTCTTTGCGCTTCATGCGCTCTTTATGCAAGGCTGCGTGGGGAACTGTTTTAACTTCGTCATCTTCGGGTTCTTCCAATTCGTCTAAAGCTGCCTCAATGTCCTCATCTGTAATTCCGTCAAACTCAGAATCATCATCTTCGACTTCTTCATCCTCATCTTCATCGATTTGCTCATCTAGTTCTTCTTCATCTAGCTCTTGCTCATCAATCTCGCCTTCATCTTCAATTTCGTTGTCTAGCTCAACATCATCGCTTTCAAAAGGTGAACCTTGTTCTGCTTCCATTATAACATCTCCTGTTTTATCGAGTATCTATTCTCGTAGAGGCTATGACGTGCCATCTTCCGTGGGGTTTACCGAGACCATCGCTCGAAACTGTTATTGTTCTTCGCCGTATTCCATGTCTTGGAATCTTGCAACGGCATCCTCAAAAGCTGCGGCTTCTGATGCGTACCCTTTGATAACACCCTTGAGGTATGAAGCCACTTTAATCTCTGCCTTAGCTTGTGCTACACGATGCTTAAAGCTTGATTTATAAAGCGTATTAAAGGCAGTGGCTTCAACATCGTCAAGTGCTTTCAATAGCATGACACCAAAAGGGCTATTGATTGCAGCTTTCATTTCATCCAAATATGCCTTACGGCGTTGCATGTCATTTATGTATTCATTGTCATCAAATACAGCTTTAACGTTTCGCTTTAAGCTTCTCATTGGTTGCCACTCCCTGCACCCATAGCTCCGCCACCTTGAAATTGCGCTCTCGGTTGAATGCTTGGTGTTCCCTGTGGGTCTACACCACCTGCATCAACTTGAGCAGGGTTGTTCATCTGCATAGCTAATGGATTCGGGATAATGCTATCAGGGTCATAGCCTGCAATTTCCAACACTTTATCAATCAGAGGCTTATAGTTCGCTTGTGCGCCGTATGTTGTTTGAATTACACCCATTAGGTTAGAGCTGTTTGCCAAAGCGTTTGCTAGCTCATTCTGTGAGCTTGTAGCAAATACATTGTAAACAAAGTCGCCTTCAACTGCTGATATGTATGGGTCAAAGTTTTCCTTAACGCCAATATCTGCTGCCGCTGCTTGAAACAAGTCCTCATGAGCCTTCTGTGCAATGGCATTACCAAGTTTAATGTTAAGTGGCTTGATGCATGACTCCATAAGCATGGTGGCATCTAAACCTGTGGAAGCACTAGCATTATTGCCCATCATCTGCATTGCAGTGGCTGACTCCTTGCGCTTACCTTCAACACCTTGACGCAATGGTCCTTCGCTCAATAGGCGGTCTAAGTCGCCTTCTGCACGGCTTTCTTCATTATGCCCTGTAGATGTAACGTCTGGTACTGTTTGCCATTGGATGCCATTTAGGTTGTCAACGGAAACGATTTTCCCGGGGTATGAATATGCAAGCTGCGATGGTGTGACACCTGCATGTGGGGTTACGTATTTCTCTGGGTTTAGAATAAGAGATACATTGTCACGGCGTTGATTACGGATTGCATTGATTTCAATCTGCAGGTCTCGTGCCAATTCTGGCAATGCAGAAGCATATTGCTCAAATGGCTTAGGATAAACTTGTCCAACAACGAATGGCCATGCATGACCACCTTGTCCACCCCAATCAACTGTCAATTCTTTGGCATCCTCAAGGGTGATTGAATCGCCTAGAGTGACAGTCCTGACTGGAATCCAGTCTTTGCCATCTTCTTCAAAGTAGAAGTGATAGCGGATTTCAACCATATTATTGTCGCCATCAAGTGTTTCTGCACTTTGAAATGGCGATGCTTGCGAGGTGCGCTCAAACTTAACTGTATTGCCTGTAGTGGAGTTGTCAGCTTCATAGTCATTAGAAGCCTTTTTAGGCCATTCTTTCGCCTTAATCTTAGCGTCCACATATTCCTTGCTGCGGTACGTTCGGAAGCCAATATAACGTGCATCATCCAAAGCATCCCAAGTTGCGCTAGGGTCGATTCTAAAGTCCTCTGGAGGGATGCATTCAACTGTAGGGTATGATTCAACAAGCTCTCGACTCTTAACCTTGCTTGTCTCAATAGACCCATCTGGCATTTGCACAGATTGCTCAATTTGTTGCTCATCATACGTTTCAACCCAATCAAGGAATAATGGGGCGTAGTTGTATGTGTATGCACTATATGCCACGTTGTATATGATGGATGTGTAGTCCAACACCTGCTTGATGTAGTAGTTCTGCACTTTCTGCTTAATCTTTGCGCCTACAGGGTGTGACGTGATTGTATTCTTGATGCTTATTGGCTCTGCACCATCAAATTGCGCTACAATATCAGCCATTTTACGGCGAATATATGCAGGAATCTTTGGAACAAAAATGGAGCTACGGCCGGGCTTTCTTGCTGTGATATGCCGCCCATTAGCCAGCGACTCATTGATAGCCCATTGATGCTGTTGTTGTTCAGCATAAATTGATGCGCTATCCCACAACTGGGTGACTTCGTTTAGAGTATCACCTTCCATTAGTAAGCCACAATGTCATCTTGGTAGTCAAAATCTTCATGTTTATAAACCTCGAATTTATCACTGATTGTTACGGCAAAACGTAGTGATAGTGATGCATAACGTGTTGCTGCCATCAAGTCATCGTTCCTATCAACAATCTTGCCATTCTTCCTATGGTACATCCTGTATTCGTTGAACCATTCAGTGCATGTCTTAAACACTTTGAAGCGGCCAGTTTCCATTCTATCAAGAATAAAAGCAATGCCTGCTTCAATGCCAATGCCACCGCTGCCTTCTTGTTCGCCCATTGATGGAGGGTTTGAGAACTTCTCTGGAAGCATTTTGATTCCTTCAAGGCGATATAATTCAGACACAGTTTTACCAGACGTTATATCATGCTTTAACCCATCATGCGGCCATGCTACAGGAATCTTATTTGCACCTTTCTTCTTGAGGATTGAGGCAATCTCTGTAATCACCGTGCGCTCAATCTTCACAGCTTGTGTAATGTAAATAATGTCAGCTTCTGGGTCGTATGCCATATTCACCCATGCTGTAGGATGGTCATATCCAAAGTCGATGCCTGACAAACGTCTCCAATGGTCGGGGATTGGGAAGTCTTGAATCTCAATCAAGTCCTCTGGCACTGAAAAAACCAATCCGCTACCGACCATTGGGATGCCCTTCATCCGCATATCTCGCTCATGTGGCGGCAAGGATGCTAGCATCTGCTTCTTCACATCTTCTGTAATGTGAGGAGCATCATCCCATGTCGCATTCTGGCAATATTGGTGAGGGGCTATCTCTTGTGTAAATTGCCTTACAATCTCTGTCACGCCATTTTCTGGGGTGAAGGTCATCATAAGGTCGCCATCCAAATCAACAATGGCTCGAAGGGCTTGAGAGTAGATGTCTTGTGGAGGTTCTTCATCAAGCCAAACTAAATGGGCATTATTCCCCATCCATGATTCCTTGCCTGATTCATAGGATTGGATTGACACCTTACTGTTCTTGCCGCTTTTGTGTTTAACAATGATGGTGGACAAGGCATTAGGAATACCTGCACGCCTAACAACACGAATGATGCATTCTTTAGGAATTGCACCAGTTCCTTGTGCTGACGGGTCTGACGGCTCCCCCATCAATTCTTTTTGAATAATGTCACGGCAACGTTCTGTTGTTACGCCACCAGCAATGATTCTTACAGGATGGTCATAGCGTTTACCACGCCACCATTTTGGATATAGTCCTGTGAGGTGAATGGCAACTTCCATTGCTCCAGAATACGAATTGTGATGAACCATGTCGCAAGCAATGTAGTTGCAGTATTCCTCAACCTCAAAGTCATATACTTCCTTGCGTCCAATAGCATTTACACTTACTATACGCTTGCCACTAAGAAGCATAGGAGATGAAAATGCTAGAGACCGTAAAGAGGATGAAGCTTGAGGAAAAGAAATCCCACAGAGAGATAGCAGAAGTTCTAGGCAAGACTGTATCGTCAATAGACAGCTATTGCTCTCGGCATCATATTTCAAATCGGAAGCCACGGAAGTGCCGTTTTGATGTTGAGTTGATTCGCAAACTGATTGAGGAAGACAAGCTTCAGCAATGGAAAGCCGCTGAAATTGTTGGCACTCAAAGGTCAACGATTGAGCGGATTTGTAAGCGAGAGGGTATTCAGACTCAACGAACTGGACCACGCGATGGAGCAAATTGTGGGTCATTGAATCCAGCGTGGAAGGGTGGGACGTATATTCATCGAGGTTATGAAATGACAAAATCTCCAGAGCATCCTGCAAGAGATTTACAAGGATACTATCCATCTCATCGACTTGTTGCTGAGAAAGTCCTAGGGCGTTACTTAGAGCCTCACGAAGTAGTACATCATATTGATGGGAATCCTCGAAACAATGCTGCCCCAAATTTGGCGGTGTTTGCAGACAATGCGCTACACTTAATTCACCACAAGATTGCTGCTGGGCAGTCTTCTGATGAAGCATATAAGCGTCATGTAAATCTTCTACAAAACAGTAGTTGCCATTATGAAGAAGTATACGGTGATGGTCTGCCGCCGATAATGTTGAGCCATCGTCAAAAGTAATCTCATAACAATCGTGCATGCCTTTGCTAAATGGGGGGAGGGCATGCACGTCAACAACATCCGAGCCATCCCAAGCTTTAACATAGAATGACTTGCCTTTTTCAAATAGCTCGCCTACTGTTTTTTCACCGTCAGAAGTGCGTATAAGTGTCTGATATATAACGCATTTTCCTATACGGTTTGCGGCCATGATAAGCCTATGCTTATAGTTGAATGACGCTTTATAAAACTTTTTCTGATATGGATAGGGAGTGAAGTGGGCAAGCTGATTCTCACGGATGCGCCTATCACGCTCACGCAATAATTCTGCAAGCCTAGCCTTGTCGTCCCCATCCATTTTAAACACTGTATTTCAACCAGTCAGAAACGCTTGCTTCGTCGCTTTCCATAAATTTCTTATACAGCTTTGGATTGCGCTCTTTTAATGCTGCAATAGCATCCTTTTCGGGCTTATCCTTAACATAGTCGTAAATCATTTTGGCAGACAAGGCAGTTCCTGCATCGCTTAAGGCATTGCCAGCAACATCGCCTGCACGGCGAAGATTCATACCACGCTTAACCTGCTTTTCACTTAAGGTTTTACCCTTAGCATTCGCTGCATCAAGCGTACGGGCTTTTAATAGCTTCTTCCCCTCATCGCCAATCTTCTTCAATCCATAGCGTCTAAGGAGACCTAGAGCTGCTGCGCCTAAGAATGGTAGAGCCATTTATTCGTCTCCGTCATTGCCCATCATTTTTGACATACCCATGCCAGCCGCCATGCCGCCACCAACAAGCGAGCCTGCTTTCAGCTTCGCTTTAGCCTTTTTAACCAAAGCATTGCGCTCTGCACCTTTCTTCAAATACCATTGGCGTTTGCCATACTTCTTAATCAATGCTTTCTCAATGCGCTTATCCATCGCATCTTTCATTTTTGAGATTGCTTTGCCAGCCTTAACCTTTGCCTTCCCAGCGATTCCAACGCCTTCAAATGGTGATAGTGCATTCATTTGTCTTCTCCTGACATAGCATACATGGCTGTTCCAACTCCACCAATAGCTCCGCCTGTTTTTAGTTTGCTTCTAAGCTTGTTTTTAAGCTTTTCCTTTTCAACATCGCTCATCTTATCCCAACGTGTCTTGCCGTGGTATTTAATCAAGGCTTGTTCAAGGCGAGCATCAATCTTTTCTTTAGCTTTCTTGCCGAAGTCAACTGCTTTTCCCTTATACTTGTCAACTAAATCTTTCAAAGCTTCATCATGCACCATTGCTTTTGATGGATGCATTTCCTTTAACGGAGCTTCTTTTTTTGATTTATCTTTTTCAATTTTGATAGCACTCTTTAGCTGTTCGCGAGACAGTTGCTCAAACTTCTTGGGGTTGCGGCGTTTAAGCTTCTTAGCAACAATCTTATCTTGGTTTTCAAGGAAATCCCAGTTATGAGCCTTATCTTCAAACCCTTTGAATAATTTACCCAGTTTACTTTGCATTGCTGGATTCTCCTTAGCTTTAGCTTCTTCTGCTGCATTCTTTAGCACTGAATGAATATGGGCAATCTTTTCTTCTGAAAAAGACTTTTTCTTATACCCCAAATAAACCTGTCGCACAATGTCATCTTTAGCCAGAGTAGGGTGTTTTTTCTTAAATTCATGGAATGATAGCTCATCAATACCTCTAACACCTATATGCCCAATAGAAGCAAAGCCTTTATATTTCTTGTGAAGCCTTGCTTCTATTCGATTTGAAATAGGAATTAGCTTTCTCTTTAATTGTATTGCAGCTTTTGTATAATCTGGATTTGGCTTAGACCTAAGTCCTCTAGGCGTATCTTTTAGATATTTTGCCAACCGTAGGATTTCTTTCTCTAGCATTACGCCTCCTTCTGCACATCAATAATTCCATTGGCATTTAACAAGGCATCAATCTCACTATTAAGCTCATCATCGCTCTTGTTCGACATGCTGATTTCAAGCCTTTCAGCTTGCTTATGCCCAGCTCTATCAAGAATATCAATGGCAGCACGTAAGCGTATGTTAGGGTCGGGACAACTTGTGGCAAGCTCATAAACCGTTTCTAACGCGCTTGGAACACATTTACCTATCATAGCACTAACATTGGCTTGTATGTAATCAGAGAGCGTTCTACGCATCCTAGCACCATGTTGTGCAGGGCATTTCTCAACACCAATCTTCCTTGATGCTTCACTGGCGTTTCCTGTAGCCATATATTCTTCAAGCCAGTCAACTTCATGTGGACGTAGCTCTTTCTTCTTAGAGCGTTTAATGGTTGTAATCATCGTTCCCTCCATCTCTGTAGAATTATATAGATGTGAATCCTACAAAACCCTGTAGAAAGAATCTGTAGAATATCCTATATACAAAGCCTCGTTCCCTTCAACACCCTCCCCCCCTTAGCTGTCTAGGCTCACACACAAAGGAGAAGGGATAGGCATCTAGGGGACAGCTTATACTATATAATAAATAGTATTTAGAGAGTCAACACCTTGTTTTCAGAGCGTGAATAGGGAAACGAACATAACAGCTACGTAACAACTATATATAGGTGTTAGAAGAGGATAGAGAGGAAGGGAGAGTATCTTTTTATACGTATCGTTTATTCTTTTTTACGTATCTTTATTCACATCTTTTACATATGTCACATGTCTCTGTGGTTGAACGTAAGCGAGTAATGCGAGAGTAGGTTGTGTGCAGCAAAGCTGCAGGTATAAAGCTTAGAGAAATATACATATGTTTAACGTGTTATATATATAGATGGGAGAAGCATGTAAGACATATACAATACGAAGCATGCTGTGAAGGGAAACAGAAATAGCAAGTATATTATTATTATAGGGAATGGGAATGGGGATATATATAGCTTTATGTCTTTATTATAGGGAATTAGAGGGATGTAGGAGGGGAAGGATATAAGGTATGAATTATACAAATTGCGAATGGATTGAGGTGTCAAGGGCGACAATTGCAAAGAATAATTAGCAGTAAACATATTTTTTGCCACATGTCCCCTAATACAACGCTTTATATGCCCTTTTAAGAAGGGATAGAGGGGCGAATGGTGTTAGGGCATAGAAAGCTTATTAGCTTCGCTTAGGGGGCAAATAATATGTTGACAGCGAATGATTCTTTGCTGCATTTGCCCTTGCCCTCTCCCTCCATACGCAATGTGAACAATTCAAAGGATATGTCTTGGTTAAGCATGATAGGAAGCAGCTTCGCTGCGTTTTATTTGGTGTGGGGATTGCGCCCCACAGCGCAGCCCAGCAGCCGCTCCAACACAATATGAACGTGGCTGTAAAGGGGGAATGTTTCCGCCTATAAGGGGAATCTT